TAAACTGTTGCATGGACATAGGTTGTATTCCTTGCTCTTCCATTTCAAATACATACTTTGCGTACTCTTCTTCTAGTTGAGCCATTTGAAACTCTTGCATCATTCTTTGATCTTCTTGTGGTGATTTTGGTCCTTGATTACCTGAGTAGGTAATTTCTGGTGCTCCGACATCTAATGATTCTAATCCTGTTTTCATATAATTTTTTAAGTTAATTTTAAAAGCAGGAATTTAACCTGTGGTTTTTTACATTACCTGTTTTTGTCAGGTAAATCAAGCTATGTTGTAACTGTTCTTTTCTTAACTTCTAGAGCAGAAAGCACTACATGCAGCCTGTTCGCTGTAGCTGCTGTTACTTTTAATACTTCACTTTCCTCTAATACTAAAGGAGCTGTTAATAATTCTGTAGTTGCATTAGCACTAATTGCTTTAGTTTTAAACAAACTAAACACAGCATCTGCTGTGTCTGTTATTGTAACTGTTATTGTATCAGCATTTCCTGAGTCTTCAGAAACTATTATTGATTTTATAATAGCAGTTGTAGCACTAGGTACTGTATATAATGTTGTAGCACTTGTTGCTGTTAAATCTACTTTTTTATTTACAAATGTATTAGCCAAAGAAATATGCCTCCGCTTCTGCTTCTTCTTTTATGTCTTGTTGAAATGTAGTATTTAATTTTTGCACAATACTATCTATATCTCTAACAAACGATTGTTGTATTTGTTCATCATAATCTTTTGTAGGTTGTGTAAGTGATTGTACAATTCTAGCCATTATCTTCTACCATCCGGTTGTATATCTAATCTAAATGTACCTAGTTTCCAAAATTGACTTGTACTACTATTAGATACTTTTAATGCAATAGATCTAGCACGTGCTCGTGTATCTATTTTTTGTGTACTTGATGATATAGTAAATGGTCCAAGTGATGAACTAGCTGCAGTATCATTTGGAAAATCTTTTAAGTTTAATGTAACAACACTATCACCAGTTTGTGATAAAAAGTCTGGTAATACTCTTCTAATTTTCATCATAAACTCACCATCACCTTGTAAACCATTTTGACCTATATCAAAATCTCCTGATTGTATATTTGCTGTAATAGAAGATGTTGCTCCTTCTTTAACTTGATCTAATCCTTTTTCGTGTTCAAAATATGTTGACGTTCCATCAGTACATCCGATTACGTGATCTTTGTTTGTTGCTGCTGTTGTAGCACTTGAATTATATTCTGTTGCATGTGGTAAACCAAATACTGCAGAATCTTGCCATGCAGATCTTGCAAGTGTTCCTACTGTCCATACTGGTCGTTCAGGTGTTGAATCTAGATAATTATAAGTAACCATTCTATTAACTGTGCCTGACCCTGAGTTAGGATAGAACCACATAATCTCACCAAACAAATTATTTAATCCTGCATTGATGTGTTGTTTTGGAATTGTATTAATATCATCGTAAACATGATCCTCTACCAAACATGCAAGTGATTCTAGTTTACCTGTGTATCTAAAGAACCCATTCTCTGACATCCAATAAGCAGAACCATCTACTTCTACGGCTGCATTCTTTCCAATCAATCCACAGTTAGTACCAACTTGTTGAAAAGAAAAAGTAAAAGGTGCACCGACAAATCTCATAATAAATAAAGCAGTATCAGTCCAAACGTAGATTGCATCACGACCACGTATTGCTCCTACAATTTTTGACCCATCTGCAAGTCTTTGTGTACCTGCTGTGTTAGTAGCTGATGGTGCATAAGAGGTTGTTTCGTTAATAGATTCTTGATCCGAAAACCTAATAAACATTTCGTCTCTTGTAGATTTAGTTCCAATAGTTGTTTCTGTTCCAAAAAATATTAAGTGTCTATCTGGAGTAGATACTAAACTAAATGATGATGATGTTGGTGCATTAGCAAGTAAGGTTGCTCTAGTTTCTGTAGCCGTTGTTGGATCTGAATCCCATTCAAATGTTTCTCCACCTGATATTGTTGCAATAAGTTTGTTACCAAAGTTATCTAAAGACCATAGACCAGGTGCTGTTACGATATCTCCAGAAGTGGTTCCATTCCATGTAAAAAAGTTTGATGCATCTGTAACTGTTGCACCACTTGAATGCGTTGCAGCAGTTGTTCCTTTAGCCCCTCTTGTTAGTCCAGATAATGTTCCACCACTATTTCCTGTATAAATTATTAGTTCAGAACCAATTTGCACTGTACCTGATGATGGAAATGATGTTGAACTAGCCATAGTTAATGATGTAACCGATGCATTAATTCCTGATGAAAGTGTTGATGTAAATTGTCCTTGTTGTACACCACCCCATGATCCAAGGCCCCAACCAGTTGATGCAACTTCTACTGCTGGTCCTACTGAATAATAAAGTTTTACTCTAATACCACCTGATGTTGATGCACCTGATCCTGACTCATTAGAAGCTAAAGTAATTGTTAATGTAGTAGTTGTTGGTATACTTGCTATTTGAAATTTTTTGTTGTCAAAATTGTCTGAATTAAAATTAGAGTTTGTTATAGATGTAAAATTATCTAATAATATAATATCACCTTTATTTGCATTGTGTGCTGAAGCAAAAGTTAAAGTTACAGTTGCTGATCCGTTAGTTGTAGAAAATGCAGATGTTAAAGTTGTTGTAGTTTTAATTGGGTGAATGTCATAAAAAATACCACCAGAGTATGCGTACAATATTCTGTTCGTTCCTAATGCTGCAAACTTAATACCACTAGCATTTACAAAATGATGTAATGCTGTGTTACGTCCTGTAATATCAACAGATCCTAATTGTGCCCAACCACCTATTTTTTCTGGTGTACCATATCTAAATCTAACATTATCACCATCAACCCATTGGCCTTCACCACCAGTTGCTGTAACTTGTTTATTAAATCCAGGTGCAAATTTTACTTTTTGTAACATAATTATCGAGCCGTTGCAGGCACTCCCCCACTAGTTACGAATGGTTGTTGAGCGTAAGACATGTAAACAAAATTTTGTCCATCACTATTTTGATCTGCACCTGAAGAAACTAATTGAAAACCATTACTAAAAAAATGAACTCTTACACCTGTACTTTCTGCACCAGTACCGTTTGCACTTAAATTTGAACCTTCTCCATTAAAAGATGATCTTTTATTATCCCACAATAACCAACCCTCTGCTGTTGAAATATTTTTTACAAGCACGAATGACGGGGAAAATCCTGTATAAACAAAGGTTCCTGAATTTGCAGAACCTGAACCATTCCCTGTATAGAAACCTATTTTTTGATAACCTTGAACATCAGCAAAACAATAAGCCACATAATTACGACCAGAACCATTAACAGCAGTTGTGCTACCCATAGTCCAATTTACTGCATCTGGAGAAGTATTTCTCCATCTTGCACTTGTTGCGTCTCCTGCATTTGTTTTATTTAAATGAAATACCTTACCATTTCCATTAGTTGCATTATAACATTCCCAATCAGCAGTATTATCTAAATCTTTTATAAAAATCATTTTTGGTGCTACTCCTAAACCATGTGGACATTTTGCATCATTTGTCCCATTACCAGGATATTTTATAATACTAAAACCAACTGTTTGATTAAATGAATAACCTGCTGGAGTTATAGTTGAGTTAGTAGTAGTAATTCCAGATGTTGTTCCAGCTTTCCAGTTCCAAGCTACATAAGTTTGACTACTTTTATTTACATCATCATAACTACCAAGAGAAAATCCATTAGAATCAAATGCAGTTAAAGTATTAGCAACAGTTGCTTCTGCACCAGTTGATCTACTATCTATATATTTGGTTGCACCTCTTACACTATCTTGAAGATTATGACCTCTTGTTTCATCTCTTTGTTTAATCCATACCCAATCAGGTTGCATATCGTTAAGTCCATTAAGAGTGATAGATTGTGTGCTACCATTTCCAGTATAGGTTTTAGCTTGAAAAAATGCTGTTGGGTCGTCTATTGTTGTATAAGCTGCCATTTATCCTCCAAACTCCGCTAGGTTTTTTGTGCAGATAGCATAAAAAGATTTACTTGCACCATCAAATGTACCACTACTTGGATTGTATTCAAAAGAACCAAATCCATTTGCATCTGCATTACCACCTGTGTCATCCATAGGTGAGCCAAAATTTAAAGAGCAAGTTCCAGTAGTTGAGCCATCATTCCAAGATATAGCTGGAAGATAAAAACCAATTGAAGTTGATGCTACTGCTGTTATTGAAATTCCTGTACCACTATTTTGAATAGTGCCATCTTTAGCAAAATATAATTTATTGTTATCTAAATCTATATAGACTCCAATTATATTATTTATTGCAAAAGTATTTCCATAAGTTATATCGCCATTATTATTTCTTACTTTACCATTATATGCTCTATAACCATAATCATTTGCAAAATGACCTAACATTTGATCGTTTGATGTATCTTGTGTGGATTTAATTCCAACATGCCATAAATCTTCTGAACCACCTCTTGCAAGATATTTTAATTCATAATACCATTTACCACTTGATAATCCAAAGGTTGCAGTATTAGAAGAATATGGAGAACCACCTGATACAACTTTTAAATTACCTTCTGAAAAAGTTGATGCTGGATAATAATTATCAAGTGAATTCATGGTACAAAAATTATTTGTACAGGTATCTAAACTTTGATCTGTTGCTGTAATGTTAGTTTCTGTCCAATCTGCTGAACCAGAACTAAAAGCATTATTACCTAAATTAGCACTAGCTTCAAAATCAAGATGAAATCCATTTGTGCCAGGTGTTAAACTAGATACATTTATTGGCTTCCAAACCCCACTGTCAGAATCAAATTCTCCAAATGAAGTTGGTGTTAATGCTTGTCCATCTATAAAAACTAATTCTGCCATATAGCCATCAAAGTAAGCTGATTGGCTATTTCCTATATTACAAGTGTTTGTACTGTTCCAAGTTGAACTATCTGAAAAATTATTTTCAGTAGCAAAGGATGTTTCTTCTACACCATTAACATAAATTCTTCCTCGGTTTCCTGCAGTTCCATTATTTTGGTCATAGACAAAAATTAAATTGTACCAAGCAGAAACATCTCTAAAAACTCTATTAGTTACATATTCTCCGCTAGTGCTTCCATCATTTTTTTGTTTATAAACTAAAGTATCATTAGCACCAAAACCACAAAAAGTTTCAAAATTATCATTTGGTCTTGAATTAAATAAAGGTTCTTCTGCACCTAAACCAGATCGTTTTATCCACATAGAAAATGTCCATAAATCTCTATTCCCAGCGCCACTATGATCTATATTAAATTTAGCACTATCTCCGCCATTTAACCTAACAGAGTTAGCTACATCATATCCTGTGTCTTTTATGGAGTTAGTTCCAAGGATCAATGGCATATTAAGATCCTAATTCTGGGAATTCTCCTAATGGTCTTTCCATTACAACTGGGTCCCCTTCATCAGCTGTATTTACATACGTGTATAAAGTTTCAATCGCTGCTGTGTTTGATGCGTTAGTAATCAATGTTTCCATTGCTGCTTGTTTAGTTCTAATACCATTTCTCCATGTTGTAATAGCACTAGGGATAGCTGTATTTTTTTCTGCTTTACGTGTTACATACCAGTCAGTTTGATTTAACAAAACTTCAGCTTGTTTTTTAATGCTTTGAATAAAAGTATATTTTAATCCTCTCATTTTAATAGTATCGGTGTCAGCTCCTGTTGGTGCTTCCTCATCATCAATTTCATCTTGAGTCCAAGTAGTATCAGCGTGTGCTTTTGCTGTAGCATCACCATATGCTGCAGTAACTGTTCCAGCGTCTGCATCATACGTAAAAGTTTGATTTGTGTTTATATAATATCTTTCATCTTTTTTCTTACTATCATCAAAAGTTACTGCTATAATTCCAATAGCTGCTAATTCACTTGCAGTCCATACTGAAAATATTCTAGCTGGATATTGAACATCTCCTATAACCAAACGTTTAGGGTGGTTAATAATTTTTGATATTGATCCGTCTGTTATTATTGCATGCATATTATATCCT